AGACCAGGTGCTAACCTAAGTTTTCGTGTGTCTGGACTTACTAGGTTTACATCATTGACTGATAATGGAAGTGCTATGTGTGTTGGTATCGACCCTGATGCAGGAAAGATGCCATGTCTACGACGTTTTGTACATGTTATAGACAAACAGACTATGTTCCAACCCATGTATGATAATTCATATCTTATACCAACAGAAAACTGTGTATATGGTAAGAAAGAAGTATCAGAAGGACATATATTCAGATCAAGTAATGATCCAATAACAGTTACTTTCCAAAACAAAGGTTATCTGATAGAATATACAGAGGAACCATTTACGATGGAGGAAGCAGTGTTGAACTATGCAGGACAGTGGGTAACAAAACACATTGAGGTATTCGACAGATGACAATGTTCTATGATGGACATAAACCAGTGTGGCAAGAACACCAACACTACCCATGGAATGAATATAAACATCTGGATCGTGAAAAATTTGAACAATTAGTTACTATGATGATGGATGCATATCCAGAACATGACCTCACAGAGTGGTTGAAACGTGGATTTGCTATGAACGAGGGAGATAGCACAATATCATTCAGTAGTTTAGAGGGATATAAAATGTTACAATGGGGTATCAATCATTTTGATAGAGAGGATCAAGATTCATATGATATCATGTGGGGAGATGAAGAAGAAATAGATTGGGGTGCAGATTGGGATTAAATGTGTTATAATTAAATATAAAGAACAATACAATGCCAGTATACAGAGACTATGAGATTCGTATGAATCTTAATGAACTTATAGAGAAAAGAGTTCCATGTTGTGATCTATTACATCCTGACCACTGTTTCACAGAGTCACAGGTAACACAAATTGCACATGATATTAATATGGATCTAGATTTACATCCTATCTACAAACAGATTGATGAACATATCCTACGATATGTGAAAGCAGCAAATATACAAAACGAAGACCACTGGGTAGAGGATAGATTAAAGCACCCACATGATTGACCAATTTAAAAAGTGACCACCATCTTATTGCATTACTCTATGCATGGTGTATAATAGTAGTATAAACAAACTACATTATCAAATGGAAGTCCAAGCACACGGTAACAAATACGAAGACATCAAGATACGTGAACTAACAGGTCTTAGTAAGAAAGAATATGACAAACTAAAGAAGAACGGTTACACCTCTGTTTTTGACATATCAAAGGGATTACATTCTGATGTAGATATAAGCATCAAAACTACAGGATCTAACTCAGTTAACTCTGGTGATATTAGAAGAATGAGATCACACTCTGAGTATGATATAATTGTTGCACAATATGATCAAGTGACACCAACAAAGAAAGTATTTCATACAGAGTATAGATTTCATATCAAACCTGAGCATGAAGAACTATTATGGGGAACTATGAATTATGATTTACTCAATGAATTTAATGAGTATATTAGAGGATATAATGGAAGAGAAGATCGTGATGCAAGAAAGCAAGAGAGACAAGAGTATCAGAAGCAAATACAAGACAAGAATGCACTTATGAAGATCAATCCTAAACCTAGTCAACGCAGAACACAATGCACAGTGCACATTGACAAATTGATAGCATCTGGTGTAGAATATAGTGCAAGACCTATTAGAATTACAATAGATTCAAAACCAAGAACGTTCAATAAATGAGAGCATTTTGTCCACCTAAAAACACTCCAGACAAAGACATAGTTATGACTCCTGAGTATCTTGCTAAGGATATCATACAACATTATAAACCAGAAGGACTAATTCTCGATCCATGTAGAGGAACAGGAGCATTTTATGATAACTATGATGCCTTGTATCCACACACAAAAGATTGGTGTGAACTAGCAGAAGGTAGAGATTTCTTGCAGTATCATCGTAAGGTAGATTGGATCATAACTAATCCACCATGGTCTATGATGCAACAGTTCTTATGGCATGGTATGGAGATAGCAGACAATATAGTATATCTAACCACTATCAATCACTATACTACAAAACGTAGAATACGTGAGATGAAAGAGCATCACTTTGGTGTCAAAGAGATCTATTGTGTAGACACACCAAAGAAACCATGGCCTCAGTTAGGTTTCCAACTAGCTGCAGTGCATACACAACGTGGATACAAAGGAGGAACTATCTGGTCTTATCAATGAAGAATACTATATTATTTGGAGACTGTAGAGATACACTTCCTACTATTGATGTCAAAGCACGTATGTGTGTCACTAGTCCACCATACTACGGACTACGTAACTATGGTGGTGAAGACAATCAAATAGGACAAGAGGACACACCTGAGCAGTTCATTGACAATTTAGTGTCAGTGTTTCGTTCAGTGCGTGATGTATTAACTGATGATGGCACATTATGGGTCAACATAGGAGATAGTTACTATAACTATAGACCTGGCAAAGGTCAAGCACTGGTCAAGCAATCAGTATCTAAGACTAAGCAAGACTTACCTGATACATGTGCACGACGTGGTAACAAACTAGAAGGTCTGAAAGAAAAGGACATGATAGGTATACCATGGATGTTAGCATTCGCATTACGTGCAGATGGATGGTATCTACGTCAGGATATTATATGGCATAAACCTAATCCTATGCCTGAGTCTGTCAAGGACAGATGCACTAAATCACATGAGTATCTCTTTCTACTATCTAAAAACAAAAAGTATTATTATGACAACGAAGCAATCAAAGAACCAGTCAAACAAGATTGGGGTCAACGAGACAGGACAAGCGGTAAGTACCATAATCCTGGCACTGGCCTTCAACCTCATAGTGGTCTTACCAAGTCTTATGAACGGAAGAATAAACGAGATGTTTGGACAATAACCAATAAACCATATAAAGGAGCACACTTTGCAGTGTTTCCACCTGATTTGATTGAACCATGTATACTCGCAGGGAGTGAACGTGGAGATATTATTCTCGATCCATTTATGGGATCAGGAACTACAGGCATGGTAGCAAAGAAACATGGTCGTAACTATATTGGATGTGAGTTGCATGAGGATTATGCCAGTTTACAAACTGATCGCATAGATAGCATACCGTCACAACTTGTGCTATAATGAAGGTAACAATCACACCAGACTACATCACCATGTATCAGTCACCTTTTTCATCAAACGAGATCAAGTATTTCATGAGTCTTATGCAGAATGACACCAAGGCAACAGGCAAAGGTGCAACATATGCTAAGTTAGAGGTATTATTATCAAAGCAAAATGGACGCTAAATCAATGACAGGAGCAGAGAAACTCCTTTTTATTTTCTCATTCATTAATTTCTTACATTGGGGAACAAAACTATGTCTTGTTACATTACGTTTGGTGGGTATCGGAATCGCAAGCGACTTGCTAAATCTGTCATCGAGTGGTTCGTGGCAGATCGTAAACTCAATCGCTTCAACACGTTTATCCATATTATAGACAGAAACCTCAAGAGAGAAGGTATGTATGGTTGTATCCATAGCATAGATCAATTGTCACGTCCAAGATTCTTTGAGATAGAAATGGACAATCAACAGGACAATACATCATATGTGACTACACTCATGCATGAACTGACTCATTTTGAGCAGAGATTACGTGGTAAATGGAAACAGCAATGGAAGAAGGACAAGGTAGAGAACAAATGGCATAGTAAGATTATCCCAGACACAACTAAATATGATGATGAACCATGGGAAATCGAGGCACATGCATTAGAGAAATACTACTATGAGCAATATATTACAACGCAACATTAAGATAGAATCACATTATATACCAGTAGATGTTAAAATAAAGGAAGCAATACTAAAACGTGGTGACGAGTTGAATCGTTCATCACCTGTACGTGCAGACCACACACAATGGAAACTGCATCGTAATAGTGAATACAGTTACTTTATAGATAAATTCCATGAAATCTATCCCAAATACAGGATCAACGAACTCTGGGGATGCACATATCGACAAGGCGATTATGCTGAAGCTCATAATCATTTTGGGTTTGACCTCGCTTTTGTTTGGTTTGTGGATACCTGTAGTTTTTGTTCTCCGTTAATATTTCCAGATACACAACACTTGTGGATGAAACCACATCATGTCATTACACCAGAAGTAGGAAAGTTATATGTTTTTAATGCAGAAGATATACATTACGTCGAACCACATACATGTGAACACCCAAGAATTATTATGTCAGGGAACGTAAGGAAGAACGTAGAGACGACGAGAGATCCATGGTTAGAGAACGAGCATCGAGACTATGCAGGAGAGGTATAATCTGCTATAATAGAAGAAGTTAATATAAATTCATGCCCTTATTTCTAATTGTACTAGGAGCATCAGCAGTTGGTGCTTCTATTGCTTTGTTTATACTCAGAATGAACCCTGACTATGTGCCAGTTGAGAAACCTACACGTAAGGGTAGACAAAGAGACATGGATGCGTTATAATAATAGAGGAGAAAACAACCAGTCTTAATTGCACTAGGTTTGTTTTCTCGCATCCAATCATCATCGTGAAACTAAACCCTAAACAACACATGATTACACCAACACGACAGGTTGTGACTCCTGCAATGATCAGCAGTCAAATCAAGGGCATTAAACGTGCACTGAAACAACCCGAACTATACACGGATGATGAAATACGTTTGCTTAAAAGGTCATTACGCGAACTGTATACAGAACGAACTG